ACATGCCTCTACAACGCGCTTGCGGCGGCGGTGCGGTTGTCAGAGTGCTACTGACTGCAAACCGTAGTAGACACATAGCAAGCATTGAACAGTCTGCGTAGTAGAGGGCACGTAGACCCAGGCGAGGGTTGTTGGACTGGCAACCTATGCGGGGTGCAAATCCCCGCCCGCGATGTTTCGGAGAGAGCCTTGCAAGCCTCTTAACAATGCTGACTAAGCAAGGACATTTTGCGCCCGCAGGGATACATGTTAACCTGCGGGCATTTTATCGGCAAGTAACTCAATGGGAGAGTAGCGCACTTTTAATGCGCGAGGTGTGAGTTCGAATCTCACTTTGCCGACCATAATTTTGAAGTTAAAGGTTGTGATATGATGGCGCAACGTGGCAGACCCAAAGGGTCTAAAACCAAGCCAAAGCCTGTTGATAAATCTGGTTATACGCAGCGCATAAGAAAACGCGAGGCAATGCCCAAGAAGGTATGCACGTCCTGCGGAAAGAATCAGAGTATCAGCAACTACTATGTGTCGTTTAATAAGCAGTTGCATCCTGACGGACTTCTCCCCTACTGCAAAACATGTTTGATTGATTTGTCGATTGATCCTATCACAAAGGAGATTGACGAGGAAAAACTGCGGCATGTATTGCAGATGTGTGATAGGCCGTATGACCCACAGCTTATCAACAGTATGATAAATGAGACAAAGACTGATTATGGCGATGATTACCCCGTGGAGGATAGAAGCAAGGCGGCTATCCGCAAAATCTTTCGCTCGATCAACTCTTTGCCGCAGTACAAATGCTCTTATGATGACTTTGAGCGCAAGAAGCAGTATCAGGCCATCATTGAAACAGGTCAAGGCGTAGCAAAAGAAGTGCGCAACGGCATGGAACAGCTAGTGCCTGTATACAATACCAACGAGGAAGAAGATGAATCCTTTGAGGTAACGCCAGAACTAATCATGAAGTGGGGCGCAGGTTACACAAAGAGTTTGTACCAGGCGTTTGAGCGCAAGTACAACTTTCTGATTCAATCCTACGCTAACTATTCTTCTCTGCATGAAGAAGCGCTTCTCGCGTACATCCGATTTAAGGTGCATGAGGAAGTTGCTACTGCGGCGGGCAGGGTGGACGAAGCATCGCAATGGAGTGCGCTTGCGGCGAAAAGCGCAAGCAACGCCAAGATCAACCCGTCGCAGATCGCGGAGCAAAATGACGGCGGGTTCTCGTTCAGCGAGTTCAACGCTGCTATCGAACGTGCCTCTGACGTTGTGCGCGTTCTGCCGCGATTCAAAGCGGAGGCAAACGACAGCGTTGACCTCTGCCTATATGTGTATATCAACTATGTTCGAAGTCTGAACGGCTTGCCGCCCGTGCAGTATGAGGAAATATACAAGTTTTATGACGATGCCGTGGAGGCATACAAGCGGCAGTACGGTGACACATACGGTATTTTCAAAGAGAAGAATAATCCTACTTTGAAAAACCGCAAAGCCGTGGGGCGGTTTGTGGATGTGCCAGAGGATTCACCTGCCTCATTTTTTAGCGGTGAGGTGTAACCCATGGCAAAAGTGCTATCCTATGATGATTACATCGTCAAGAATCTTGCAAAATACCAAACGTTTTTGAGTTGGGCAAGGTTCTATCCTGATTTATACCTAGAATACTTCAAAGACCCTGCGAACCCTAACAGCGGCATACAGTTACATTTTGACCAGCGCGTGTTCATCCGCGCGAGTGTGCGGTTTATGGGTATGTACGGGTGTTTCAGCCGAGGCACAGGTAAGAGTTTTGATAATGTGTTGAGTGATATGCTGACATGCACGCTCTATCCCAACATTGTTATTGCAATGACCGCACAGACGAAGGAATCTGCCGCGCGCATTATGAAAGCCAAGTACAACGAGATTATCCGCTACTATCCTCTTTTGGAGAACGAAACGGTGTACGCTCGTTTTACGCGCAACGACGCGGAGGTCAAGTTCAAAAACGGCGCTATCTATAAGTGCCTTGCGGAATCTGAAAACTCTAAGGGTGAACGCGCCCATCGCATACGGCGCGACGAAAGTGCGTTGTCCAATGAAGAAGTGTTTCTTGACGCAATCAAGCCTATTGTGGAAGTGCCGCGCGTACTGACCGGCAAAGCACGCATACCTAACCCGGAAGAATTAAACGGGCAGATACACTCGTTCTCTACGCCCACATGGCGCGGCTCTGACGAGTTTAACCGTTGCATTGTAATGGAGAACGGCATGTGTGAGAACAACGGCGACTTTGTGATCGGCGGCTGTTGGATGTTGCCATCGTGGTTTGGACGCGGAAGCACGAAAGAGCAGATTATTATAAAGGCAAAGTCCTACTCCCCTACGCAGTTTGCTATGAACTATATGGCAAGGTGGTGCGGTTCTGCGTCTGGCGCACTTATCCCAATCCGCAAGCTGCTGAAATGCAGGAATCTGGAAAATGCGGAACTGCATGGCGTAGAAGATGGCGAATATTACATGGCGGTTGACGTTGCGCGGTCTGAATCTGATTCTAACAATAAGACCTCTATTACCATCGGCAAGGTCATTCGCAGTTCTGATGGAAAAGTATTGAGTATTGAGGTTGTTAACGTATTCAACGTGTCTAACACTGCGAACTTTACATCCCAGGCATTGATCGTCAAGCGCACCCGGAAGCGTTACAATGCAAAGGTTTGCGTGGTTGACGGCAACGGCCTAGGCGCAGGTTTGGTTGATACGCTGTTGATGGAGAACTATGACCCTGACACCGGCGAAACGCTGGAATGTTGGGATACCATCAATACATCTAATATGCCCGCCGTGGCTGGCGCGGACGCTTGTGTGTACGATCTTAAAGCGCAATCTGCGCAATCCAAGATTTTGACAGACCTGATTGACGTGTTTGACAGCGGCTTGATTCGCTTGCTTGTACAGAAACAGTATGACATGAGCGAATCGCTGGCGAATGAGAATTACACAGAGGAACGGATGCCGTATGTGCAAACTGACCTGCTGATGGAAGAACTCACAAACCTGCGTTTGGAGACAGGCGGCAGGAACCTGATGATACGCAAAAATTCTTCCAAGATTGATAAAGACCGTGCGTCCAGTCTGATGTATTTGGTCTATTACATTCTGGAATATGCCAATGCAAAGCACACCGGTTATGACGCCGATTGGAGTGAGATTTTTACGGCGCGTATGCCGAGATTCAGATAGAAAGGAAGGTGATTTGAATTGGAGGACGAAGAACTGAAAGCGCCGCAGCTTTATACCGAGGCAATGAACCTTCCTGATGGCAAGAGCGATATTAGGGAGATAGCCACCGAAGATTGGGAGGCAGTTGTGAATTATACGCTTGCACAGCGTTATCGCAATGCCCTGCGCGTTGTGAATCATCGGTGGTATTTCGGTTTGGAATGTGACCGCAGTATACTGTTCAAGTGGTTGCGCGACCCCGTGAGCAATCAAAAGCATCTGCGCGACATTTCAAACTTTATGTACATCGCTAACGGCCAGTACGCGCGTTTGTGCAACTATCAACCTGACATGGTGAAGTTCGCCTATATCATCGCTCCCTATCTCTATCAGGCGGAGGATATGTTGTCGGACGAATACAAAATGTCTTACAGGACAACCGCGCAGACGCTTGACACAATGAACATCCGCACAGAGTTCAACAAAGTGCTTCGCCGCGCGGTACGTGACGGCGTAGCATATGGCTATGCGCGCGCTAGCAGGGATGTATTCAACATTTACATGCTGAACCCAAACTACTGCCGCATATCCAGTATTGATGGCAGCGGGTGCATCCGCTTTGAGTTCAATTTTGCGTACTTCTACGACATCTACAAGAAGTCTAACCGTGACGCAATCATTGATTCGTTTGGGCCAGAGTTCAAAGAAAAGTGGGATAAGTACACAAGTAAGCAAGTGGGTAGTTGGCAGGAGATCGGCGAGAACGGCATCTGTGTGAAATATCAGGAGGATGTATTGGAATACTCCATCCCGCCGTACATTGCCGTGCTTGATAGTCTGTTTGATTTAGAGGACTATCGCAAACTTGCCAAGGCCAAGGAGGAAGCGGGTAGTTACAATCTGCTCAACTTTACTGTGCCCACCACTACGGACGGCAAGATCACCATGGACTTGCAACTTGTCAAGCAGTTCATCAATCAGGTATCCAGCGAAATCCCGGAAACCATCGGCGTAATTTACACGCCTATGAAAGCAGACAAAATTTCTTTTGCGCGGGACACTACGCTGAACGACCGCAACGCTGTGACCGAGGCTTTGGAACAATTTTGGAGCGCAAGCGGCGTATCTGAACTGCTGTTCGGTTCTGGCAAATCATCTGCTAACGGCCTAAACAAATCAATCATCGCGGATGAAATCAATATCTATCCGCTTGTACGGCAGGTAGAGCGATGGATTAACCGCAGGCTACGCATTTCTCGCGGCAAATACAAGTTCAAGGTCAAGATTCTGGACATTACCTCTTTTAACGAGGTTGAAATGTACGACGTATACGCAAAGGCTGGCAACTCTGGTCTGCCGGTCAAGAACGCAATGGCGGCATGTTTGGGTTACACGCCGTATGAAGCTATGGCAATGTCTGTGCTTGAAAACGACGTGTTGCAGATGCGTGACACTATGTTCAGTCAACCGCTAAAGAGCGCGTCTACTATGTCGAGCGACACAGAATCTTCCGAGGGCGGCAGGCCGCTGATGAATGAGGATGATTTGTCCGAGGGCGGTATTATCGCCCGTGAGAATGAAACCAATATCCGAGAATAGAGGGATATAAATGTTCATCAAAATGAAATCGCGTGAAACGGCGAACGCGCTGGCGAGCATGGGATTTGCCTATACAGTTGAAAAGATCAACGGTGAGACGTTCTATTGCTTTGAACACACGCCTGAAATCGCCGCTAAAATCTTAGACAAATTCGCAGACGAGCGCGTCATTGTAGACGATTGTCTGCGTTTTTGATAAACGCTTGGGAGACAAGGAGGTGAGAATGGAAATGGAGGAAAGATATTCTATCCCCGTGCAAACCCCTTTTCAGAAAGTCGATGTGGTCAATCCAGAGTTTACCAAATACAAATGCTATATCATGGCGCTGGGCAAGAACCGCAACTACTCTTTCTTCTCCAAGGAGGCTGTCGAGAAGGTTTTGCCGTCATTTGCCGGAATCCCTGTTGTGGCCAACATGTATGAGGGCGAAGATGGACAGAAACATATTGGCGGTCACGACGGGC